CATCTTCTGTTACTCCAAATTTACCTGCTACTTGAATTATACTTGTAGATATTTGTAGTGCTGAATTAGTACCATCACCTGATTGTATATTTTGTAAAGAACCTGTAACACCAGTATTACCACTTACAGCTACTTTTAATAATTCTTTATATGATCCTGCTATTGTTTTTCCTGTTAGTGTACTCATTTAATGCTCCTATACATTGGTCCAAATTCTTACTGTGCTATCATCCCAAGTAAAACTAGCTTCTTGCCATTCTATATTTCTACCACCTGTATCAGGTCTTGGATTTTGAATTGCTGGGTTATCTCTTATATCTGGTACTTTATTTTGAGGATGGTTTTTTAAATCAAAAGCACCTTCGAAACATGTTGGACAAACTAATGTATCATAACTACTTAGTCTCATTACTCTATGTGGATATACAAAACTACATGTATCACACATAGCCATTGCATTACGATTAGTTGCCATTAGATATACCTTAATTTAGGTCTAATTAATAAATTTGCTCGTTCTCTATCTTCTTCCATAGCTACAGCTAATTTTTCTTCATAGCTTTGTTTTAATAAATTAATACGTTCCATAGGAATGCCTGTTCTTTTTATTGCTAAATAATAAGCTAATCCACAGGTTAAAGCTGGTAAAAATCTTACAGGAGCATCTGCATTTTGATCTGCAGATTTATCAACATCCTGTAATCTTTTAAAAAATTCTATATTTAAAATGCCAGTAGAATTATTTGGTGTAGGATATAATTTTATTTCTGCATTATTAAGCCCACGTTCTACTGCATATTGTGTTGGTCTACCTCCTTGATTTTTATTAGGTAAATTATGATATTCTTCTCTTGATATTCTTTCTAAGGCTATATCAGTTCCTGATACACTTGTTGAATAAGTTATAGATAAAGCATCTATAGTTGAATCAGCTAATGATACTGAAGCTACTGTATCAGCTACAGTTACAACAGTTGTATCTATAGTCCATAAAAGAACTCCTCTATTTTGCCAATCATTTAACATTAAGTTAATTGATCGTCTAGCAGAAGCAGGTTCATGTCCAAGTGTTTGTTCGCCACCAATCATCTCAGTAGCTTCTTGAATTACTTCATCTATATCTAAATTAAAATTATATGTACCTGATGTCGCCATAATATTATTTTTTTTCTTTTACAAAAAATCCTAATGCTCCTGCAGCACCACAACCTATCATAACAATACTTTGCCATAAATCACTTGGTATTATAACACCTACCATAGCTAATACTGCTGCTATTGCAGAATAAGATGATGGTTCTTTAAAACGTAATATTAATTGTTGCATGTTATCCTCCTTTATTTAAGCTGAACGGACTGCACCCCAACCTCTTTGAGCTGCTCCGACACCTAATGGTTTACTTACTTTTTTCTTGCCTTTAATATTTCTATTTTTTATTATCTTTGGAATAGGTTTAGCTTTCTTTTTAGCTTTAACTTTTCCACCTTTTTTATAGTCAATTTTATTTAATTGATCTAATATATTATCTGGTAAAGAATCTGCTAATGTAGTTCCCCTTTCATCTTCTGGAGCTATCATACTAGCTGTTCTTTCTTGTCTAACTTTATCTCCTACATCATCAAAAACAGTATTATAAGTATTACCAAAATCATCTGTTTTTGTCATTAATGTTCTTGCAGTTGCAGCTGATTCAGCTATTTCTCCTAACATATATTGATTAGCTGCTGTAGTTGCATCTTTTGGAGACAGTCCTTGTTCTTCTATAAAATAACGTCTTAACTGAAAAAATTGATCAGAGTTTCTTTTATATAATATTTTATCTTCAGGTGTTAATTTTGCAACATCATCAGGTGTTACAACTGTCCAAGGCATAGGTCCTCTATCACCCATAGGAAAAAGTTTACCTGCTGAAGTTCTGTCTCCTTCTATAGCTGCACGACTTAAAGGAGTAACACCCATACGTTCTGCATCACGAGCTTGTGTTCTAGTAAAAGCTTTTTCATCTAAACTTTCTAATACTTCTTCTGCTACTCTCATTTCTAAAGGTCCAACATCCATTGGCATATCACCTTCAAGAGGTATATTTTTTGTTTCTTGTCCTTTAATAGTTCCTACTCTTGAAGGTCGTCCTAATATTTCTTGTGTTTCTTTTGTTCCTCTAAATCTTTCAGGTGGTCCATATCTTTTAATACCTGGAATAGCTTGTCCCTCAGTTTCTGGTTGTAAAAGAACTTCTCTTGGTCTATATGCTATACCACTTGTGTAGCGTGTAGTTCCTAAAGGTACATTTCTTTGAAGTGCTTCTGATGTAGGTGGTCCTACTTCTCCTGAACGCATACCATAAGTTGGATCAAATATATCACTAGTAGGTATTGTTTCACTTGTTGCAAATTGTCCTTTTATAAATTTATCCCTTAAAGGATCTCGCATAAGACCTCCTGCTGGCACAGTTTGTGATGATGCAGATTGTCCTTTTGTAGCTCCAGGAAATTTCATATATCCTACACCTTCTCTTCTTCTTGGAACTTTATATTCTCTTAATAAAGGTGCAGCTATTTCTTCTGGTGTTAAAGTATTTAATAACTCAGGTTTATCTTTAATTATTTGATTAACAAATGTTTTTATTTCAGGTACTTCGGTCCATTTTAAATTTTTTATATTTGTTATTGTTGGTGGCATTCCTTCAATAAATTCTTCTGTCATTCTACCACTATGATTTTCTACATACTTTTCAACTAAATGTTCTTTTGAAAATTTTTTTAAAATTTCAGGATTTTTTTTAACATACTCATTTACTTTTAATGTTGCTCTAGCTACTAATTGTTCATCAGTAGGCAAAGCTACATTTTCCATACTTTTAGCAATAGCTCCTTCTTTTAAAGGTCTTAATGAAGGTTGTCTAAGTAACTCTGCTTCTGATTTATCTATGTAGTTTGGTTCACCACCATATAAATCTACATCTTCTTTAAACTCAGCTTTTCCTCTATCTCTAATCTTTTTTTCTAATAATAAACGAAGTGGATTTAAAATTGTTTCGTCTTGACTAAGTTCAGGATCATCAGCAATTCTTAACATACCTTCTTCTATTTCTTCTAAAGTTTCTGGAAGAGCTGCACGAGTTGCTTTAATTTTTTTTCTTTTTAAGGTAGGATCTTGACTTAATTTAAGATCTAAATCTAACATTTTTTTATATAATTTGTTAGCTTCTGATCCTGTTATATCTTTTTCTGCGACTGGATCTAATATTCCTTCTACTAAAGTATTTAACTTCTCAGCATTTTTTATATTCTTTTTAGATGCTACAGTTTTATCAGAAGATTTTTTTAAATCTTCTAATGCTTTTTTAACTAACTTAGCTAAAGCTTTAGTTGATTGAATTACTAGACGAGTATTAGCCATTAGTAATCAATTTTCTCTGCAATGTTTGCTACATCATTAGTAGATGTTGAAAAAGATTCTCCTTGAGGATACTCAAAATCACATACAGTATCATGTGGAGTACCTACAACAGATGGTCCTTTACGTGCTGCACCAAAACCTTGTCCTGTAGGTTTACCTGTAACTTCTTCAAGATTAGCAGGATACTGTAATAATGTATATGGTCCAGGAATTGGATCACTTTGGTTATCTTGTTTTTTAGCCATTTATTTTCTCCTTCTGCCTTTAGCAGCTAGTTTTTGAAATTTCTTTTTACCATATTTTTTTCTGCCTATAAAAGCAGCAAGAGCTTTTGGATTTTTAGCACCCTTCTTTTTTAAATTCTTTGTAAGTTTTTTAAATCTTTTACCACTTCCTAATTTAGGAGTTAGTTGTTTTTTTATATTAGAACGACTTATTGCCATTACTTACCTTTATATCTTGCAATACCCCATCCTCTAGGTCTTTTCTTTTTAGTTTTCTTTTTAGCTGAAGAACCTTTAGAATGAAATGTTATTAAAGGTGCATCTTTAGTATTAGCTTCTCGTAATTCATAACCATCTGGATAAAGATCACGAGGATCTAAACCTAAATTCATTATTTCTTCCATCATTTCTTCTGTTAAAATTTTTTTTCTTTTTGTTGACATTATCTCATTGCCTTTCCATAACCTCTGGAAGCTATACCTACACCTCTAGGTTTTTTCTTTTTAGTTTTCTTTTTAGCTGAAGAACCTTTAGCAAAACTGTCTATTGGAAAAAATTGGGGAAAGGTAGCTGCACTCCAATCATCCTCATCAGCAAAATACCAGTCAGGATACCATTCGTCTACTTTTGGTTTCTTCCATTTTTTATTTTTAGTTTTAGTTTTTGTTGACATTATCTCATTGCCTTTCCATAACCTCTAGAAGCAATACCTACACCTCTAGGTTTTTTCTTTTTAGTTTTCTTTTTAGCTTTAGATCCATGAGAATAATATTTTTTTACCATTCCACCTCTATTAAAATCTAAACTACTTCCAACTCTTTCTCGTGCTTCTGCTTGACCTCTTAATATATCACCCATAGGATCATCTGCTGCAGCAACTTCTTTAGCATCTAAAAAAGGAGACAGAGCTGTACCTACTCCAGTACCATACAGTAAAGCTTTAGGACCTAATCTACCTATTTTTTCTACTATTTCTGGAGCATTTTTTTTTGCCCAGCTTATAAATTTTTTACCATAATTTTTTTCACCAGGTTTATTTTTTTCTTCCCATTTTACAAATTTTTCATCTAAAGTTAATTTTTTTTTTATTCCTTTTTTCTTTCTATACTCTTCTTGTTCTGCTAAATCATAATGACCTCCAGAACCCATTCCTTTTTGTTCTGCTATTTCATCTGCTAAAGTTAATCTACCTTGAGCTCCTTTTCCCCAACCAAAAGGTTGTTCAGGTAAATCTCTAAAGTGTTTTAATAATTGTAAATATTGTAAGTTATCCATGATTAGTTACTCCCTTTTTGTAATGGATTTGGTGAACCAACAGGACTGTTAGCTGATTCCATATCGTCTTGTCTAGTTCTTCTTGCTTGATTACGTAATCCTTCAACAGCATTTACATAATCTCCTTGCCATGCTTGAACTGTTTCCCAGTTTTTAGCATACCTTGTTGCTTCAATCATACAAGCATAAAAAAGAGCATTATAACAAAACTCACTATAATAATTAGCTGTTGTAACACTTGTTCCTGTAGCACTTGCTAAAGCTAGTGGTCTACGAACATACGCAATTTCTCCTGACAAAGCAGAAGTTGGAGTTGGTACAACATATATAGAAGAGTTATCTTTTCTTGAATAATATTTTGGTCTGCCTACTGAAGTAGGAATACTCCAATAGTCTAAGGCAAACTCATAAGGTCTTTGTAATAGAGGAATAATCCCATCTCTTTCACCAACTAAACTAGCACTTGTTGTAAAGTTTACATTACGTACTATTCTTGTTTTAGCTGGTAAAGATACAACAGGACTAGATGCAGTAAAAGTAAATGTTGCATAGTTATTTAAACCTGCATCATCTAAATCTTTTGTTAAACGTATTTCTGCTTTATCAACAAAGTAAGGAATTTGATCGGCAAACTCTGTCGAATCATTTTCCATTGTATTTATAATGTCAGCTTTTGAGAAAGAATAAGTAGCCATCTACTTATCCTAATATTAAAGTTACTGAACTGCCGTTTGAAGGTGCTGAGACTGAAACAGTACCTTTAAATCTAATACCATCATCTCCTATATAAATATCTGCTGTTCCACTTGCAGGAACTTGAAATTTTATTTTATCTTCTGATGTACTTTTTTGTGTTATAGCAAATGTTCCTGTTGTTGTAACAGCTGCAGCATGTATTGCTACAACTCTACTAAAATCAGTTGAACTTACTGTAACAATAACACCATTGGTTGCACCACCAAAATATTTACTTGAATAATTATTAGCCATCTTTGTTCCTTATATAAAATATATAGGGGATAATATTAAACTATCCCCTACATATATATTAGTTACCCTGCACTACCATAGTAACCACGCCAATCAGAAACACCGAAAGAATATCTTTCACGTGCTTTAAAGCGTAAGTTACCTGTGTCGAAATCAGGTTCCATTTTTGTTTGTAATGGTGTTCTTGTAAACATTTTTGCACCATTAGGAACATCAGTTTTTACAAACCATGCATCAGTATCTGTAAAACGTCTATTGACATAGAATCCTTGAGGAACCATGCCCATATGTCTTACTGGATTGATGTCATTTCCTGCAAAGTGATCTCCAGTACCTAAGATACCTTTTGTAGTACCAGGTGTATTTAAGATCACATCAGCAATATGCCATGAATCCACAGGGATATGTAATGATAATGCACTTGCACCAATCAAAATACCTCTGTCATCTTTAGTCTTCTGTATAGAAGTTAAAGCTGTTTCTAATGTAGTTTGTGCCAAGTCTGCTGCACCAAGTAAATTACTTTGATTTCCATCACCAATAGTTGGGTGATTATTAGCACAGAATGCTACTCCATCTCCGTAGTTTACACCAGCAGCTGCGAATGCAGTATTAAAAATAGCTGCTGCTTTTACTTGTTTAGTTGTTGCCATAGCTCTTGCTAAACCTTTTGCACGTAACTTAGCGAAAGTATCATAAAGATTATCTTCCATTGCTTCTTCAGTTACTGCGAAAGCTAAAGCGATAGTTTCGGCTGTATACCTTGCAGTATAACTTTCGGATGCAGTATCATAAACTACTGCTGCTCCTTCACCTTTAACAGGTGCTTCGCCAAAACCTGTGAAGAGTACTTCTTCTTCAAAAGCTCTGTCTGAGTTCTCTATATCAAATAAAGACTCATGTTCATTATTTACTTGTCCATACTCCAATCCAAAGATTGCATTCAATCCAGGAAGGAGCTCTTTGCTTATACTAGCTCTATTTATAGCCATTCAATTATTCCTTTCCTGATTAACTAGCTGAAACAGTAGTTGTTGTAAAATTATCGAAATGAGTATTGATACGTACTTCATACCAAGGATATGCGTCTGTGATACCTGCTGATGTGCTAGTACCTGTATCCCAAGGTGCTCTACGTATAACTCTTAAATTACTTACTGCTTGAGTATTTCCATCTCCATCCATAACATAACCACTTTGTCCTGTTTTTGCAGAACCAGTACCTACAACCCAAGGTGCATTATATATACCAACACCTATTGGATTAGCAGAAGTAGTTACTCCTGTATTAGATTGAATAAAGTATGTTTGATTTGGATCACTTGCAATATGCACGTGAACATCTGTAGCTGTGGTTCCTCCTGTCCAAGATCTACTGAACTTTTGTTCTCCACTAGCATTTACGAAACTACATCCCTGAAATACACCTGCAGCTCTTTCATCAGCATCAGCAGTATTAGGTTTAATTGTACCTAATGTATCTATAAAAACAGGATCACCTGTAAATACATCACTAGGCATTAATGCTGAAGCCACTTTAGGACTTGCGTGAACGAGATCAATAGTACGTATACCAGTAGAGTTAGAACCATCACCATTTTTCTTAGCGAGGACTAATCCTCGTGGGGCATTATTTGTTGCCATATTCTTTCTCCTTAATTATAAAGAAAGACTCTATTCTTGAAAAGAAGGAGTTCTTCCTTTGATTACTGTTGACTTACTGTTATTAGAGATAGGCATTCTCGAATT